TAAAGCGGTTGTTTTACCTGTATCGGAGTGACCTCTCAATAAAGTAATGTGACCCTTTGGAATACCAGGAATTTGTAATGCGTCTTGAAACGATTTCGATAAAGGAATCCACGTTTGATCTTTGAATTTTATAGACGTAGAAGATAAATTCTTTGACTTCTTAAAGTTGTCCAAGTTGAATTCTGTCTTGATAGCTTTTGATATGGAGCTATTTAACCCTTCTTTAGCCTTTGCCATTAGTGCGGTTTAAAAAGCCCTCGTTTTTAGGTGAGGGCTTATATGAATTTAGAAGTTAAAAAGGTCATCGATTTTGCTATCGATCTCTGTCTTACTTGTGTTCAAAGTAAAAGCTGCTTTTGGCGCTTCTTCTTTTGATTCCCAAGGTAAATCTCCTACTTGCGCAGTTTTTTCAACTACTACGTCTGCGTTTTGCTTGATCTCTTCTTCAGGGTTCAAATGAGCGCCTAAAGCAGATTTCATGTCTTCGTAAGACCAACGCTTAAATAGAGTGTTAGGCTCTGGTTGAGTTGTTAACCATAGTTTTACTTTGTCTGCATCTTCTGATAACGCAGTAACTTTTGTTCTAACTCTTACTGTACTAGTGTTGTACATTAATCCAGTGGTTTCTTTACCTGCTGTGTCGACTGTAATGTCGTGACCTTGAATAGGATCTGTAAAATCTCCTACGTCTTCGTCTTCTAAGATTGCCAACAAATCCATGTAGACTTGCTTGCCGAATTCCCATAGTCTTACGCCTTTCTCTTCTTCGCCTCTTACGATGACTGGAACGAATACGCGTAATTTTGGTTCGAACTTCTTAGCTGACTGCCAATCGTCGCTCTTTCTTAAACCTTGAGCGAATTCAACGATTGGATCTTTTTCGCCGAAAGAAGTCGGAGAAATCATCGTCTTGTTGTTGATGCCGTAGTGGAAAAATAATTCCTTGAATGGGTTCGATTTGTCGTACGCGGATGGTACAATACGAACTAAGTGTTTACCTACAGTAGGTTTCCAGACTGTTAAACTGAAATCCTTTTTCTGTCCGCCTCTTGGATTTTGTAGGGAAGCGAGCCTAGACTTTAATTGAGAAATGTCCATAACTGTTGTTTAATAATTTATTATATAGCTAATATACTAAAAATAATCGAAAGAAAAAAATTTATTTTTCAGTGAAAGTTATACAGCAACTATCTTGTGGATGGCGGTATTCAACTTTCTTAACTCTTCGCCTTGGGTCAATAGTATTGAGTTTCTGTAGTCAGGCCAGTTCACCATGAACGAATTGTCCAGGACGCCGTTGTTCAGACTCTTAATCAAAGTATTGAGTGCGTTAATTGTATATAGAGTGTTTGAGTCCTTCTTTCTGTGCAAAAGGATTGTATTGGGAAGTATCTTTGTATTCGGCCCTTCTATCTCGATGTTGTATGTACACATGTACTCATCCGATTCAGGGGAAGACAAAACAAATATCTTATTGTATAGGATCTTGTATTCTTTATTGATTTCTTGCAACCTTTCGTCTAATAACTCTTTTTTAGCGAATGTGCAAAATAGCTTGTTCATAAGCGATTCTGGTGTTAATTCTATTGTGTTTGTTTCTGTCATAACCTTGTTTAATAAATATTTGTAATTAGTTTAGAATGCATAGCTTGTTCCATGTTTGTGTTTTACCTTCATTTCGCCTGTTTCCAATACGGTTTTAATCTCCTCTAGTGTCTTTTTGCCGTCCTTTTTGCTGAAATCAAATAGAAACGAGTCGTATGTGATCAGAATAAGTTTTGTTTTGGCTGCCGTATTTTTAAGGTAATTCTGAATCTCCTGTATCTTATAAATATTTTCCTTAGTCTCTAGGTTCTGCACCACGTAGTTAAATAGCTTGTACTTGGTCATTGAAACATCAGGTCTTATAACTCTGCCGGTGTGTAGCTTATAGCCTTTTTGACTTTTATAGGCCTTCCATACCTCTTCAGCAAACTCTTCCATTTTTGCAAAGAAGGGAATTTTCTTGTACTTCTTATCAACTCCACCATAAAGCTGTCTGAACGTGATGGTTTTGGACTCTTTGTACTCTTCTTCGGTCAACTCTTCCTTTTCGAAATACTGCTTTCCCAAATAAATGTGAAAAGAATCTTTTGGACACTCGAAGTCTATAAGTCTTGCTATAAGTCGTAAGTGATAAGCGTCGAAGTCAAACTCTACAAGAAAATCGTTAGAAGGTAAAAAGCAGCTTCTAAAGTCGTTCTCTTTTGGAATGGCAAGAAAGTTAATGCCATTGAAAGAATTTGTCGGTCTTCCAGTTAAATTGTAAAGATTATAACAAGAGTACATCTTATCCGATTGTATGGAGTAGCTCTGATCGTGAATCTGGTACTTATCTGTCAAGCACTTAACGTCTACCTTTATTGGATTCTCCTCGACTGATTTGTATGTGCTAACGAAGTCCTCTTGAGTCTGTAAATCTGTTTCTAATCCAAAGTAACCTTTAACGTAATCGTACAAACATTGGCACCTTTCGTAGTGCTTCGATATAGGTATTAATTCGTTTGTGATGGGAAGCTGCCCATAACGTGAGTAAAAATCGTGGTGTAAATTGGTATCACAATCGAACTGGTTAAATTCGTTGGTTTGATCTAGATTAACGAAGTGTAGATCTATAGCGTTAGGTAAATCTAAGAAGTAAGAGTGAAACTTCTTGTCTAATAGGTATACTTTTTTGTGTAGCTTTAAAAACTCTTGAACCATTTTAAAATCCAAGTAAAAGCTTTCTGAATGTTTGAAAGGAAATATATAGCCCTTTTCTCCATCGTGGTAGTACAGCAAACTTGGATACGTCAACTTTGGATGAACTCTATCGTTGCCCGGTATAAGCTGTACGAAACACTCGTCTTTAATATCAAGGTTGCCGAATTGCGACAAACTTTCTACAATGAAATACATAACCTTTTAATTTGAACTAAATATAACCAATCCAATCGATTGTATTAAATTAATCTACGAAGTGGGTCTTGCAAATTTAGCGTACTCACCACCTATGAACTCTACCAATCCTATGAACTTAACATTAGCCGCTTCTATTAATCTTTTGTTTGTATCTATAATTCCCTCTCGTATATCGTACTGGGAATATCTTTTTGTGTTTAAATTTCCGGTTAACTTCCAAAATATGTCTTCCACCAAATAGAAAGACACATCGTAAGAAACAGTTCCATTCACAAAGTCATCGTATTCTTGAGGAGATATTTCTGTAACGAATCCTTTACTGTTTATCTTTTTAATGAAGTATCTTATAATATAACCTTTATCGTAATCAGATTGTGTAGGTTTTGGAAAATAAGAAAGTGGTTCTTTTCCAGTGTGTTTAGTAAGATTAGTTTGTCTAGCCAATAAATCTTTTAATTCTGGAGATAGTATTTGTTCTGCTAAGTAAGTAGAATTTTTTGCGTAAGAAGCTATCGGTACTAACTCTTCGCTTGGTCCGACAATTGGATCTGCTCCGCTGTATACTTTGTTATCGTAAGTAGCATAGTAATCTCCTTTGTAAGGAATACCATTTAAAGCGTATTCATTTCCGGTAGTTTTTAAATTCGTCTTGACCTTGAATGATGGATAATATTTTATCATAGTAATTTACCTGTTGAATCTAAGTAAGTAGATAATACACCGTCTTTTAAAGCAATGTGTAAGTGAGTATCCCATGCATAATCTGGTCTTGGAGGCCGGCCTACGTAACCCAATAAATCTCCTTTTTTAACTGATTGACCATCTTTGGCTACAACGCTATCTAAGTGAGTATACCATGAATTTGTTTTAGAGCCATTCAATGTGAATCTATATCCCCAAATATATGGAACCACTTCGTAGAAGTTTATGCCTGATATAGTTCCATCAAATAATGCATATACTGGAGTATAAGCAGGTACAAATAGATCCCACGCATTTTCACTTTGCCATTGACCTTTTTGAGAAGCGTCTCTAGCTCCATGCGCTTTTTGAGATACGGAATCTCCAAAACTTTTACTAGTTCCAAAAAGATATGCAGATGTAGAAGTAGCATTATTCGTGGCGTTTCCAGTTCCTCTTGCAGATTTAGATCCTTTAGAACTAGAAGTACCAGTTCCTCCTATGATATCTATTGCGTCTCCTGCACCCGGTACCGCAACTCCACCTTTGTCTTGACTCTTATTGAGCTCTCCATTAAAATCAGATCTATTTTTTAAATAGATCATGCTACCTTTTATAGAAGTGGTCCATTGATTATTTTCTATAATATGGTTTATTCCAGTAGTT